GTAGACGATGTTGCTCGTTATCGGGTTGGCGGGGGCGATGTTGTTCGTTACCGTGTCCATGAATGAACCCCAGTCGACTTCCTTGCCCTGCGTCGCATCGAACACTCTTCTTGTCGCAGCCCTTATAACGGACATAAACCTCGGATACGCCAGCGTCGTCCATGTGCCGTCCGAGTTCTTGAAGCAGAGGAAATTGTCCTTGTAGTAATCGTCGAGTTCTTCGTAGTCCTTGTCGTCCTTATAAATCAAAGAGTTTATTATCTGCGGGGCGATACCCATTATGGTCGCTTTAGCCGCAACATTCAGCCACGCTTTACCTCTCTGCTCAGCGAAGAACCTTGCATACTTTGACGCACCCTGAATACTTGCGTTCAGGAAAGTAAAGCCTGCGTTGTTCATACGCTTGACGGTACGACCGCCCCTTGCGAAGTTGACCGTTACCTCGTGAGCATCGTATAGTGCTTCGTTGATTATGTCGGTAAGTTTGTTCTGGTCGGTAATCTTATTAGTGAAATTACCCTTTGAGTCTATAACTCCGTTCGCTTCGAGCGTCGCACAGAACTCAGCGAACCTCGGTGCTTGTTCGATTATGAGGTTAGCCTGTTCTATCTTGTCTATCGTCCACCTTGCGAGAAGGTTTCTGTCAGCCTTAATGCCTTTGCCCTGCGATGCACTCTCAAAGAGCGAGCCAGAGAATCCGCCGACCGCTTCAAAGAACTGCCAGAGTTCTCCGTTCTTTGCCATCTGCGGATAGGCTGTCTTAAAGAAGTGCTTCGTGAACAACTTTGAGTGCTTTGAGAAGAAGAATGCATCAAGGTCACGAAGAGCGTTTCTCATTGTGAAGAACGGGTTGTAGTTGGTTATGAGCGAACGGTAAACGCCGTTTATCTTACCCATAATCCTTTCTATACCAGATACTTCGCCGTTGAATGCGTTGAAGCCTTTGATTATTCCGTCAGACACACGCATCGTCACACGCTTGCCGTCGTCAAGGAATGATACAGTACCAGCCTTGCGGTCTGCGTCTTTAACAAGCATCATCTCGTCGGAGAAGAACTGCTCTATCTCGCCGATGATTCCCGCTTCCTTGTACTTTGCCAACTGCTTTTTGTTCAGTTTTCTTCCTTCGAGGTCTACCGTGGCTTCAGGTTCTAATCCGTACACATACTCTTTCAACGCTTCAGAATTAGACTGTGATTCTTCCGCAAGAGTTTTAAGAAGCATGTTCTTCCTTGCGTTCATCTCAATATTTATCGTCTGCGTAGCAAGAGCCTCGTCTATCGGCTGGTAGGCAACATTAAGGTCAGCACCCGTATCGTATTTGATAGACCTGCTGACATCTGCCTTGTCCGCCGTTGTGGGGGCTGTAGCCTGTTCGGTCTCTGTAGCGGGTATGCTCGGTACATAATGAGGATGTCTAGCCGCTATCCTGTCAAACGCTTCGGCTGATATAAGACCAGCGTCATAGCGTTTCTGTAACAGATTCCTGCTGTATCCCCAAATCTCAGCCGCAATCCTCGGCACTTGTTCCGTAACGGTCTCGCCGTTAGTGTCCGTGTAAGTGTACTCGACCATCTCTGCAAGTTTCGGGTCGAACTCAGCGATTGCGTCGAGGAACTTCTGTGCCTGTGCTTCTGCTTCGGCTACAGTCATATACTCGCCGCTCTTGTTCCTGAGTTTAGGCTTGGCGTCTGTGGAGTCGAGTATCCTGTCTATGTGGTCACGGCAGAGCATATACCCAAAGAACTTCTGCGTGATTTCGGGATTCTTCGCTTTATATATCGGGTCGAATATCGACCTTAAAGACTTGCCGACTTTATTACCCCAAAGGTCTGTCTGGAATCCCGCACGCTTGCCGCCGAACAGCGACAGTCCCAGGCTGTGGAGTGCACGGTTTGTAGCACTACGCACAGCATCTGTGGCGTACAGAATCCTGTTATTGCTGACCTTTCTGTTAGCACCGTCGAAAGAACTCTGAGCGTTGGTCGCATGGTACTCAATCTGCTCACGCAACGCTCTTCTTCTTGCGGCACGCTGTTTTCTGTCTGGCTTCTTTGCCTTAAACTCCGTGAGCGTCTGTGCCAGGACGGCTTCTTCGTCTGATTCGTACTGACCGCTCTGATTCTTGGTCGGGGCAGGGGTCTTAGCCTTAGCGGCTCTCTGTATCATCTGCTCATACGCTTCGTCGCCGAAGACATTTCTATAAGCGGTTTCGTATTCATCACGATACGAATCCATCAAGAAATCGTGCTCGTCCGCTTCTTCTTCGGAACGGTTTTCATTACGGAGCAACTCCTCTATTCTGCTGGTTATAGCCGCAGAGTCAGATGCGTCAAGACCAGAAGGCATAGAGAACGCAGCGGGGGTAGTGCCCTTACCAAGCCTGGGCATACCAGTCTCTTTTGTGACCTCGTTGCCGAGTGATGACTGTCCCACGGGCGTGCCCGTCTTTGTTTCTGTCTGAGTCTCCGTCTGTGTTTCGGTCTGTGTTTCGGTCTGCGTTTCCGTCTGTGCGGGTTCGCTCTGACCGAGCAACGCTTCAAGCAGGGTTCCTCTTAACTTCTTGCTTCTCCGTTTGCCTGTCTGCTCACGGATTATATCTTCAATCTCGTTAAGTTCAGACACCTCGTTGACATCCTTGCCGTAGGGGATATCCTGGTCGAGCAGTCTCGCTTTTATCTCTTCGTATCTCGCCTGCTGTTCTTCTGTGAGTTCGGTCACATTCTCGACCGCTCTGTCAAGAGCCGCACTTCTCGAATCCCGTGAGAGGTTAGAGAGGTTCTCGCCCTGATTCTCTATAAGAGCGTTGCGGTACATCTCGTCGTCCACTATCTGTTTCGCTCCGTCGGAGAGTTCGTTGTACGGGGTCTCTCCACGCAGATAACTCAAGGCTTCATCCTGGCTGTTGAGAACAGTATCGTACCACGCTGTACGCATGTTGTTCGCCGCCTGCTTCATCTGTGCGGGCGTCATTGACTGGTCGACATCTATGCCGTATGTTGCTTTTAAGTACTCCGCTTTTGACGGGTCGACGAGCATACGCCTTGCTTCATCTGAAAGGCTGTTCCATCTAGCCATATTACGCAGATACGCCTTTATACCCGTGTCCGCCTGTTTGGCTTTCTCGACTTCAAGTTCAAACCTACCTATCGTTCCGTCAGGAACATTCTCCACGCCGTTCTCCATGATGTAGTTGTACTTCTGCTTTGCCGTCGTATCGTCGGGTAAGTTCTTGACAAAATCGGAATCCATATCCTGCTGAAAAGTTCCGTTCTGTTTAGCCTGTTTGCCGATGTTACTCTCTTCACGAATCTGCACACCAACCATAGGCGTGTTCATGCCTGCTGCGGTTACCAAGCCGATAAGACCCTGATAAAGGTTCTCTTCGCTCAATGGTTCTACATTCGTGAGTTCGCCGAGAAAGGCGTGCCTAAAGAACGGGTCTAAAACGCCCTGGAGATACTCTTCCTGAAATTCACCTGCGGAATCAAAGCCAGCCATTATGAGTTTAGACATTATAGCCTGAGCCGCTTCATCTTTCACGAGCCTGCCGACAGCACCTTTAGATATCGTTCTCAACTTTGATGCCACAGCGTTTATACCTTTTGTCACGGTGGTCACGCCTTTTGATATCGCCCCTTCGGTAACGCTCTTTAAGGCTTTGGATTCCATCTTGGTCAGCACGCCGCCGCCCATCGTTTCGACACCGTTCAACAAGTACTGAAGTGCCGCTTCGGACAAGCCGTCAGCCAGAGCGTAAGACGCCGCTTCGTCAGCCGTGTATCCCTGTCTTCGTGCGTCCTGGTATGTGTTGCCGAACGACCCGACGCCGACCATTGCTGATGACGCAAGGTTGCCGACCACCGCTGGTGCACCAAGACCCTGCGTTGCTATGGAAGTAAGTATAACAGGCGTCATATTACCCGTGTTGAACGCAATATCCAGACCGATGTCGTCAGGGTTAGCCTGTTTACGCTTGGCGTACATCTTTTTACCGATATTCTCTGCGTGGACATAATCCCTGTCTATCCCGTAGTTGATGTAGTCCTGCACGCCTTCGATGTAGTTGCCGAAACCAGAGGTGTATGTTGATGCGTACTTAAATAGACCTTTGCCAGCGTCGTTCCATTCCTTGTTGTTGTCGGTCATAGCCGAAACAAAGTTGGTGACTCTCTTGCCTAAATCGCCGTACTGATAAAGGTTCGCTATGTAGTTACGCCCAGCAGCAAGTCCTTCTTCACGGGTCTTGCCAGCACCTTCGCCTTCTTTCCACACCGTAGCGTAGTACACTTCTTTCTGGTGGGGAGTGAGCAATGCGGCTGCTCCACGGATTGTGTCGTCCTCGTTCCCGCCGATGGCGTAAGACTTAGCCATAGCCTGTGCCGCATCTTCAGCCGTGATAGACGAAAGAAAATCATCGCTCTTCTCGCCCATGCGTACATAATAACTTGAGCGGGGGTCGTTATCGAACTCCCACTCTCTTTTTGTGACGCCTTCCGAAAACATCGAGTCGTTCTTGAACTGGTTCATTGTAGCGGTGAGCCTGTCTCTCTTAGACCGCATCGCCGTCAGTTCGCTCTGGACCTGTTTGACATTATCGGACTTCGTAAGAGATAAAGACTTTTCTTCTATCTGCTTATCGAGAGCGTCAATCTGGTCTTTTATATGCGTGCTTATAGCACCAGAGGTGGCGAAATAATCGTCAGCCGAATTAATCTGGCGGTTGTTGACGAATGTCTGCACGACATCTTCGTATTCCTTGTCGGTCAGACCAGCCTGGTCACGCTTCGCTCTACGCTGCTGTTCCTCGTACTGTTCCTGACCACGCTCCAAAACAGCCCTCTTTGACAGGCTGCCAGTCATCGCTTCCTGTTCCCGCTGTCTGTTTATTCCCGAAAGAGTCGTTCTTGGCTTTGTGGTGACCGTCCGCTCAGGCTCATCGTTCATGTTCGATGTGAATGTCCTGGGCTTCATCATTTCTGACTGGTTATACTTCGGTTTCAGCCTGTCCCTGTTAGCATAGCCGCCAGTCTGCGTAGTCCACACTTCGCCTTTATGCTTATTAGCGATTGACTCTCTTCGGTCTTTATTGGACTTTGCCCCGAAGTCTTTACCCTTGACCGTGGAGTTGCTCTTCCAAGTGCCGTCCCTGTTTTTATTAGACGGTTTAGCACCGAAAGCAGCACCCGTTACATTGGTCTGCTGCTTCCATGTGCCATCTGTATTTCTTGTGCGGGATACGAACTCGTTGTCTGTAACAACGCCTTTATAGTTACCTCTGTTCTTTTCCGCTCTATTCATTTAAACTCCTATTTCTTATTCTTGAGTCTCGGGTCGTTTGCCCACTTTACCATTACCTTGCTGGGTTTTCCTGAGTTGTAATAGAATATCCTGTACCTGTAGCCAGGCTGATTAGACGGCTGGTACTCTGTCCTCACGACCTTGTTGGCGTAGTTGTCAGAAGTGTTCTTGGTGCTGTTCAGCGAGGGGTCTTTCCTCTGGTCGCCCGTTGGTGTGAATGTCGGTACTTCTGCGAGCGGAACATCATTTCCGCCGCCGCCTCCGCTTCTTCTTCTGGAAGAACTTCCGCCGCCGCCAGACGAACCGCCCGATGCCGCAGCCTGAGCCGCTTTAGCGTCCTGTTCTAACTGGTAAGCCCATTCCTGGTCGTACCTTCTCTTGTCCTCAGCAAGTTTCTGCTGCTGTAACTGAAGGTTGAGGTTGTACTGTCGGATGGCTTCCTGCCTTTCCTGTTCGGCTACCTTCTGCTCTTCGTCGTATTTCTGCTGTGCGAGGACTGCCGAGTTATAATCGTTCAGAGCATCGGCTTCGTCGCCCGCTTTCTGTGCCAGATAGTTCTGCCAGAGCGAGTTGGAGTTGTTTATCGCATCGTTGTAGTTGTACTGGTTCGTGCCGATACCCTGAAGCATCGTGCCGTATGATGCGTTCTTATAATAATCCGATACGCCAGACGAGAAATTATTCTGCGATGCAAACGAGCCGTAAGGGTTGACCTGCTGTTTATAACTCGTATACACGCCTCTGTTGGCGTTAGCGAGAGTCTCCTGTGCCTGCTGTTCTCTCTGCAACTTCTCCGCTTCCTGTTGTTTAGCCTGGGCGTTTATAGCATCAGTCCTTTTCTGATACAACTCCGAATAGGCTTTATAGGGGTCTACTGTTGCCATTTATCATTCTCCTTCCTGAGCCGCCGCCATATCGATGGCTGCGTCCATATATGCGTTCTGTGTTGCGGCAAGCAAGTCAGCGTCTTTCTGTGCGTTCGCTGCTTCCGCCGCCTGGAGTTCCTGCGACTGCTGGTCTATAACGCCCTGCATCATCGCCATCTGGTCTTGCTGTTTCTTTCTCTCGTCGACAATCTTCTGGAGTTTAGGCTTCATCGGTTCTTCGTCGTTGAGGATTGAAACATACTCGTCGAATGTAATCTGCTGTGCGACCAGTAAGTTATCAGCCTTCTGCTGTTCTGTGAGTTTATTGATAGGCGTCGTCGGGGTGATATCAACACGGATATCGACATCGAGTTTTCTCAAATCCTTTTCGGACACCGTTATCACAACATCTATCTCCTGCGGAGTCATAGCGGGCGGCATGCCTTCGGGTCTCTGTTCTATAGTCTGCATCGGAGTAGCCATGCCGATGAGCGGGCTGTCGAGAGTTATCTTGGTTGGTATCTGTATTCCCTGCGGGTAATACGAACACCAGTACTCGAACACTATCCTCGCAATGGCTTCTATAGTCGACCTCAGTCTCTGCGTCTGCCTTGACAGAGGTGCCTGAGCCGCCTGCTGTATAGCGAGAAGAGCCGAGTAGTTATCGAACTTTTCACGACCTGTCGCAATATCGGCAGCACCCGCAGCGTCTTTGGTGTACTCCATGACTTCTTCAAGAACGAGTTTCGCATCCTGTGACATGGGGGCGGGGTTGATGTAGCCGACGCTTTCCATTGCTTTCGCTATGTCGTTGTCCTCGACTTCAAGAGCCGCACCGACCGTCGCTATGTCTTCTTTGTTTATTAAGTTGGACGAATAGACTATGCGGGGGAACGCCGCAATCTTAGCAGAGATGAGCCTGTAGGCTTCTATCCTGTTTACCCAAATCTGGTTGGCGATATATTTGTGCACCTCAGACACACCTCTGCATTGTCCCTGTCTTCTTTCCCAGACGAACGGTGCGATGGGGTAGAGCCTTGAGGGTATCTCTTCGTCGTCTCTGTACACCACATTCTTCGTGGATTCGGACACATGCAGTTTGCCGTCTTCTTTCCACATCTTCATAACGCACAGGCACTTGGATTCCTGGTCTACCTCGTCGGTGTTGCCAGTCATCTGGTCTTTGAGTTCGTCGGGAACTATCTGGTCAATCTTCGCTTTGGACAGTCCGTAAGCCTTCGCTCTTCTCTTTACATCATCGACATTCCGTCTGAATATAAGGAGGATGTACGGCTGTTTCTGTATGTCTCTCTGGTTCTCGTCGCCGAACATTATAGAGGTGTTGGCTATGATTTCCGAACATATCTTGCCAGGCTTTGCCACGCCGTTCTTCTTTTCTTTCGACGGCTCAAAATAAAGATAGACATAAGCATCGCCCGATATCTGTGCGTCCATTACGAGGTCGTACAGGGCGGTGTCCATGTCGTTGTGTTCCCAGTATCTTCTGAATTCCTGTGAGAGTTTCTTGCACACCTCACGCATAACATCCTGCTCCGTAGGCGGTGCCGTGTAGTTCTGCGGGATGTACAGGGCTTCCAGTTGGTTTGTGGTCAGGATGGTCGTCTTGTAGTCGATGATAGGCTTTATTATCTCGACTATCGGCATCTTCTCGCCGCCAGAGTCCAAGCCGTTCCAATGGTCGCCTTCATAGAACCTGTAGTTCTGGGTCGTCTCCCACACAAGATTCATCTTGTTCTGGAAGTCCATGCCCTTTTCGTACAGTTTCCATATGTCTGTTTTAACGCTCAATTTTCTTCTGCCCCTTTCCTGTGCCGTCGTACACGGTCACATTCTGTAGGATATCTATCCACTTTCGTGCTTCTTTTAACTGCTCCCGCTGTTCGGGAGTCAGTTCTCTTGCTTTTTTCTCTTTTTTCTTTCTAAACCACATCTAAAATGCCCTCACCTTTATTTTCTTGCCCAGAGCATCGGGCGTTTCCTTGAACAACCCGAACGGGTCTTTCTTTCGTATCTTGACTTCCTTGCCGTAGTCGTGCTTGTAGTATTCACGCATCAGGCATTGCGACATCGAGTCCACCATATCGTCGTGTGCTGCGTTAGGGAAAGACGCACATTCGGTTATGAAAGCGTTGCCCCATGTAGTGTTGGGGATATGCACATTGCCCGCTTCGATTATGCCCGATATAGCGTTGACTCTCGCTATCTTACCGCCCATAGGGTTTATCCCTTGTATGGAATGCACCTTTCGTCTCAAAACCGATATGATAGCCGCACCGTTGGCTTTCTCTTCGATGTACAGTTTTCTGTACTCAGGGTACCTTTTGGTCAGCATCTGTATGGCGTTTATGGTCTCAACGAAATCCATCTGTCTGTGTACCATGTCCATTAAATAGATATCGGCGTCTTTCTTGCCCCAGACGGTTATAGCCACATAATCGCTCGTGTCCTCGCCCTTGAACGCTGCGTCGACCGAGATGACCACCCTGTTCACGGCTGGCATGTCCTTTAAATCGAACCTCTGCCACCATTCACGGAGCAAAATGTTACCTTCGGCGACTGTAGGATGCCCCTGATACAGGGCTTCCCACGACCTTGAGCCGTCTTCGTATGACGCCTTAAAGTCTTTCAGCCATTTGTTGTCCTTGCCAATCTCAGGTGCGAGAGCGTCGCCAGGTTTTCTCCCTATCGGGTCGTTTTCGCCCGCTTCGCACGGAAGGTTTATAACAGTAACATTCTTTTCGTTCTCGATTATCCTGCCAGCAAGGTCGTCCTCGTGCCATCTCGTCTGTATCAGAATGACTTTCGCACCCGCAGCGAGCCTGGATTTGAAAGAATCCTGCCATTCCGCCCATATCCTGTCTCTATAAATGTCCGAATCGGCTTCAAGTCTGTTCTTGACGGGGTCGTCGATTATCATTAAGTCGCAGGGACGTCCAGTAACGCCTGACATGATACCTCTCGATATCATCGAACCGCCGTCCGTGGTCTCAAATTCCGTGTTGGAGTTAGGAGAATCGGCTAAATGCACGCCGAAATTACCCCCGAATTCACGCAGTTTCGAGCGGTTTCTGCGTCCGAACAACTGTGCGAAGTCCTCGGAGTAACTTATCTCTATAACTCTCTTGTCTGGGTTGTTTATAAGATACCAAGACGGTAATGTTTCCGTGATGGTCATGGATTTGCCGTGCTGCGGCGGCATGGATATGACTAAAATATCGTAGGCGTGACCCGTCTTTTTCTTCAGAAACTCCTCGACGGTGTCGCAGAGAAAAGAAACAGCCTTGCCAGCCTTCCATTTGTTGTTGTGAGAATACGCTACATAGCACTTATACATCGATTTGCATAGTGCCAGAAAATCCTCAGCCTTGCCCATCTGTCAGTTTCTCCGTTCTTACGAACCCTAAATTCTTCATTATAGAGTCGATGTCGTTCGATTTGATGTCTACAGTTGCGTTTATCGATGTCGTCGGTGCGTGGTATCCGCACATCCTGTTCAGTTCCATTATCGCCTTTATGGCGTTCTGGGCGTCTTCTTTGTCTATACACATGTTAAGGACATCCCTTAAACTCTTCTCGGCTTCGGCTCTAGACCACATCAGTTTATAAGCCATGCGGTCTCTCAAGTCCTGTATCCTCTTAGCAACTTCGGGTTTTTGAGCGAGTTGTTTGCCCATAGACCTCGTTGTCTCTCTCGTCTTGCCTTCTCCGTATACCGATGCGTATGCATCTACATAACTCATCCCGTTAACAACATTCAAACAGAACTGTTCCTGGTTGTAGTTAAGATGATGCTTTTTGCCGTCTTTGTACTTCGGCATGGTTCCACCTTTTTTAAAATTTAAATTTTTCAGGCGTGACCACCCTTCAGAATTACCCACCCCCATAAAGGGGACAAGGGGGTACACCTACCTTGTTTTATAGTGAAAAACAACATAACGAAACGAATTGTGTTATCTTTGTGTTACTTCTTAGGGTTTGAGTTAAACGGACTCGGAAATCTCTGGGGTCACGATGAGGTGACCATCCTCAGCGACCGACCCCCGTCAACGGACATAGGGGTGGGGGTTAGTCATGTATAACTAGGTTAGATGGGCTTAACATGGTTAGATATGTTTAATATAGTTAGATAGGGCTAACATAGTTAGACAAGGCTACCTCGCATGTGGTCGGCAATGAAAAAAATCTTACCCAACGCAATTATGTTCATGAAATATCGTGCATGATGTGGGATAAATTGTATCATATAACAAGTGTGATATATGGCTCTATATATAGTATTTACCTACTATGTTGATATGTATATGCTAGTTAGTTTTGTTTAACTATTTCCCCCGTTTGGGGCTGATGGATAGAGGGAAGTTTTTTTCATTACATAATTTCACCCGTTGAACATAATTTCATATTAAATTTTTTTATAAAAAACTATTGACAATGAGTCATACTCATGGTATAATTAAATCAGAAAATGAAGGAAAGGAAAACAAGACATGAAACTTAAAACATGGCGAGATATCATAAACCAGTATGAAGGCTCAAAGGCTGCGGCATACATTGTTGAACAGTTTGACGCAATGAACAAAGCAAATGATTATGCATTAAGTTATGATGACCCAATCCCGTTTTATGTTGTGTTAGACGCTGAAGAGAAAAAATAAAAAAAATTAAAAAAAAGTCTTGACAATGAGTAATACTTATGTTATAATAAGGACAAGATGAAGGAAAGCAAACAAGCCATAATGAGCGGATAGAGAGCACCGCAAACGCTGACCAAAATCTTGAACAAGTTACAACATGAGAACGCAAGAACAAGACAAGAACAAAGGAACACGGGGCAAGTTAAAAACGGCTTGCCCCACGGGGGAAACTCAAACATGAGAGAAGTTAAACAAAAGGAAATAAAAGCCATTGCCATGCATGGGCATGCCGTGGATATAACGAACATGAAACACGCTGAAGTTATGAACATTTATAAAAATGAACATGGATTTACAACAATATTATTTTCGCATGGTGTTTATGGTTGCAATGGCAAGGTATTACAAGGCAATGAAACTGGAAACTGGTACGCATGTACAGATAGAACAAGCAACATACATTGGTATTGATAACGGGGGTAAATTATGATTACGAAAGCAAAAGCAAAGAAGTTGGCACAAGAAGCGTTATTCCTTGAATACGGATTTCAGCCTACATTAAAGGATATTAAAAATATTGAGTTTTCGGATTGTGCTATGGATTACGAGATAATAATGTGGTTTGAAGTCAACCACAATGGCTATGAATTCTCAAGCGTAATTGATGAAGACGGGGATATATATACGGGTGAAGGTACAATATTTAAGGAAAAGAACAATAAAAGTTGGAAATAATACTTGACAATGAGTATTACTCATGCTATACTAAAGAAAAAAAGGATGGTATCAAAATGAAGAAATCAACAGAAAAAATGATAATGTCAATATTTAACAGACTGGAAAAGACAAGGGAAGAGTTGCACAATCTAGCGAATTACTCAGATTTAAGATATGATATTGATTCTTATGAGTACTGCAAGATAGACGGATACTGCGAAAAAATTCAAGAGTGGATTACAAACTTAAAATAAAAGGAAAGGAACAAAAAAACGGGGCTTGTGCAAATCAACCACAACAAGCCACAAGCCCCAAACCACAACCAAAACCAGTTGCTACTTTTCATGGTAGCACAATATTGAAAGGGGTACAACCATGAAAAACAATAACACAATTTGCGAACACAATTACGCAATGAAGATTGAAAAGAAGTTAACGCTGAAAAACTTTTGCACAAATCACACGGGAAAAATGAAAGGGATGATATCTTTATCAACGGCTTGCCTTTGCAATAAGTATTGCATGGTAAGGAAAAAACTGCCAGGGTCAATATGTGAGCATTGTTATGCATGTGCTATGGCTAAAAGGTATACGGCATTAAACAAAAAACTGGTTGATAATTACAATCTATTAACAAATGAAGACATAGCGATTGAAGACATGCCGATATTAAATGTGCTGATATGTAGACTGGAAAGTTTTGGTGACATTGCAAATATTCAGCAAGTGAAAAACTACTTTACGCTTTGCAATGCTAATCCTAAAGTACAGTTTACGCTATGGACCAAAAATCCAACAATCATAAAATCAGCGATGGAATTTTACGGAATAGACAAGCCCGAAAACTTAATCATAATTCAGTCAAGCATTATGGTTAACAAGGTATCAAAAGTACACCATGATTTTATAGATAAAGTTTTTACAGTCTATGATAAAGAACATGCCGAAAAGGTAGATATAAATTGTGGTGCTAGAAGTTGTGCTACTTGTCAAAGGTGCTACAAGAAAACAAACGATATTGAATATGTAAACGAATTACTCAAATAATGAATTACCTACTAAACTAGTAGGTAGATAGGAAAGGGGTATGGTTATGAAGATTAAAACAGATGAATATATAAGCACATTATACGGGGAATTAGAACAGATACGCTGTAAACTATACAGACTAAAACATATGGACTCTGAAATAAATGTGGCTGATGATGTGCCAAAAATAGATTACCATTTAATGGTTGTGCAAGATTGGCTAGCAAAAATTGAATAAAAACACTTGACAATGAGTAATACTTATGGTATAATACAAGTAGAGTTAAGGAAAGGATGGTAAACAAACCATGACAAGAACAAAAGTTATAAACGAAAAACAGGCAAGCGTTAAAGACTGGTATTTGAAGGAATATCCGACGGATGAATTCGGCGAATACCTAAACGATGAAATCACATTTGAAGACATAATAATAGGTATGTATTTTAGAGAAGATTTCTATAAGATAGCCTTTAATGATGGACACGGGGATAGCCTGGTTAGGGAAAGGATTTTCTCAAAACTTGCCGAAATGTACGGGGTAGATTACGGGATAATATATGACATGTGGTTAGGCGATAAAGAAAACAAGATAAGCCTTAAAAGAGATTTTGGAATAGTGGTTGCGTTCTGTTAAAGGACGCACCACAGGAAAGGGATATAACAGGTGTTATAAAATGTGGGAATTGGCTTGCATGACTAAAAAAGAACAAGATGAGTATATAGAAGAGTTAAACGAGCAATGGAAGGAATTCAGACAGAATTACGGAAGGTATTATAACAGTAGTTATATAACAAGAGTTATAAAGGAAGGTGAACAAGATGTTTATAGGGATGTTTGTTTGGGATGATTATAGCGTTCGTGCTATACCATTTACAGAGAAGGATAGAAAAGGGGCTTTTAGACATGCGTATGCATGTGCCAAAGACGCAATTGCCATGTGTGGCTATGAATCAAGAATAATGTCTGTTAGTATCTTTGATACTGAAACAGGCATGACTGAAGATACTGAAATTCCAGATATCTTATAAAAGGAAGGTGAGAACAATGACAAAAAAAGAGAGAATAGCAATAATAAGGGCACTTTATACAGTATGTGATAACGCATACAAAAAGGTATCAAAGGCACAATGCGACGCAAGGGAAATGTCAATCAAGTATGGCGAAAGAGCATATTCCGTAAAAATGGAAGATGTACAAAAAGCCATTAACGATGTAAACAAGGCATGGGCAGAATTAAGAGTAACAAACGCAGTAAGGCAAGAGTTGGCAGAAGAGTTTGAAAAAAACGGAATAGATTTAGACTATGTGTTTAGTGAATTTGGTTAAGGGCAGAAGTATAACAGATGTTATATAACAAGTGTAATTGAAAGGGGTAAATAAAATGACAGATATTAACGAATTATATGAAGAGTTTAAGGGTTGCGAAATTGATTACAATTGCCGTCCGTATAAGGTGGTAGATGTACACGCAAAATGGGGCATTAACACAATATGGTTTTTACTTGAAGGATTAAGAAAACCATATGGGCATGTGGAAATAAGTGAAGGTGATTTCTACTATGCTCTAAATGAGAAAAAGAAGGATGATGTCATAGAGAAGTACATGCCTAGAAATGGCGAAGGCGAAACTAAAGCGTCACAAGTTGTGACAGCCATGAACAAACTGATATATAAATGGTGGAATGATGGCGATGTGTTTGACAATACAAAAGGGCTTAAAGAAGGATGTAATGATTTATCTAGTTATGCAAACTGGCTCTATATCCATACAACAGAAAATGCAAGGGCAATAATGGATACTGTCTATGATTGCAAGAATGATGATGATTATGATGTCCTACTTAATAATTTAGGCGATGAGTTACTGCTCAATACAGAGTTGCTCAAAGAATATGAGAAGATGGATAAGGAAGGCACTATATATAAATGTAACGGGATGTTTAAGTTTGAACAGCCTGTAGATGATGAAGATGACTGGTATTAAAATAACACTTGACAATAAGTATGACTTATGGTATAATAAAGAAAAAAAGGATGGTGAACAGAATGAATGAAATTAGTAAGTGGGTTGCGAAGGTAAGAATAAGGGAAAAGAGAATTCGTGAAAAAATGCTGAAGATATATGATTATACGGCAAGTATCAATCATGTGTTAACAGAGATTGAGGAAGAGAGGAGAGAAATCTACAGATATCTTGAATTGATTTGTAGGGCAAACGCAGAGAAGGATGGTGATTGATATGAACAATATTGATATAATGAGCGACAAGTTTATGGATTACTCAAACATGGCATACGCACTTGCCCAAAAGTTAAGAGAGCATTACAAGGTG